AAAGAGGGCTGCGAAGTGGCCGGAAGTTATCCCGGCTGACCAGATGATCTCGCTTGCGAATCAGGAGTTCATCCGCGCAGTGCGTTCGATCCACATATCTGTATCGCGTAACACCGCAGCGGCCAAAGCCGTTGCACAACTGGCAGCACCAGAGGAGTCAGACGATGCCGACGACAACGACCAAGACCAGCACGCAGCTTGAAAGGCGCAATATCCCTTGCGAGTTCCGCGTAGCTAAGGATACCGACAAGAGCACCATCTTCGGCTACGCCGCCAAGTATGGCGTGCGCTCGGAAGACTTGGGCGGATGGGTCGAAGTCATCGCACCCGGCGCGTTCGACGTTCACCTTGCAACCAAGCCAACCATCAAGGGACTGTTCAATCACGATGCGAATCTCATCCTTGGTTCCACAGCGTCAGGCACCATGCGCGTGAGTTCTGACAAGGTTGGGCTTGCATACGAGATTGACCCGCCTGACACACAAGCGGCCCGCGACTTGATTGTGTCCATGCAGCGTCAGGATGTAAACCAGTCATCGTTCGGATTCATCTGTAGGGATGCTGCCTGGGGTTATGACGAAGTTAGTGGCCTGGACATTCGCACCATAAAGCAGGCAGACGTATTTGATTGCTCACCAGTTTGCTTCCCGGCATATCCGGATGCGACCTCCGGCGTGCGTTCTTATCCCGGCGATATGCCGATGGAGGTTCGCAGCAAGCTGACCGCTGTCACTGAGAAGCGTGATGATCCAGACGCTGATCCGTTCTGCTCTTGCCCGTGTGCGCAGTGTGAGGCCGGTAGCTGCGGCCTGTGCAGCAACGATGATTGCGACGATGAGAATTGCTCCGATGCCTGCAAGGATTCGCGGGCAGTACACATCGCCAGCGAGAACCACAAGCGTTGGATTCGCATCGCCCTCGCGAAGCACGCAGCGTAACCCAGTTTAGTTCGACGTAGGCCGGATGCCGCCACTTGATGGCCGCGTTCACTCGCAGTCGTCCGCCTACAGCGAAGAGTCATGTGCAAGCCGCCCATGGTGTCCCGCATAGCAACGCCAATTCGAACCAAGAGGGAACACCATGACCATCCAAGAGATGAGAGAGAAGCGCACCAAGCTTCTCACCGACGCGCAGGCGATCATGCTTGCCGCCACTGTTACGGCAGAGAACCGCGCCTCTGTAGACGCGATGCTCGCCGACGTTGATGCCCTTGAATTGGACATCACCCGCACCGAGCGTGTCTCCGTGGTTGACACTGAGAACCGCTCCACACGTAACACACCCCGCGCCGTCCCCGGAGCCCGCTCCGATGACACCGTGGAGGCACGCAACGCTCGTCAGAAGGTCGCCTTCGATAAGGTGATTCGCGGCGGTATTCAGGGCTTGAACGCTGAGACCCGCGAGCGCTTCGCTGGTGTTGAACAGCGTGACATCATCGAAGCCTCCACGGGTGGAACCCTGATTCCTCAGGCATTCTTTCCCGAGTTGCTTGAGTCCGAGAAGGCTTGGGGCGATCTGCTCACCATCGTTCGCCAGATTCGATCTGACGACGGTCGCCCGACCAAGTACGCGATGTCCAACGACACCTCGGCAGTCATGTATGAGGAAGTCGAAGGCACACCCGATGCCAACGCCGCAGAAGACCCAGTGCTCACCGGCGCTATCATCACGACCTCACTTCTGTCCTGCCCTCCGATCCTGGTCGGCTGGGCTGAACTGCAAGACAGCGCATTCGACATTACCGAGTTTGTGAAGAACATCCTCGGCAAGCGTTACTTCCGTAGCTTGTCGGCAATGATGGTCAACGGTAGCCCTTCCGGTAACATCGCGTCAATTCTGACCGGCGTTGCGGCTGCGTCTCCTGTGACTTCCGCTGTGGCTGGAACTGTCAGCTATGTGGACATCGCCGCCCTCTTCGGATCACTCGACCCTGCCTACGTCCCGAACTCAACATTCGTGATGAACTCGACGACTCGCGCCACTCTGCTTGGTCAGGTCAACACGCTCGGCAACCCGATCTTCACGCCTTCGGACAGCGTAACTGCTGATCCGTTTGGCTCGTTGCTCGGTCGCCCCGTGAAGTTGGTTCAGGCGCTACCCAACGTCGTAGCTGGTGCATACCCGATCCTCCTGGGTGACTTCAATGCGGGCTACCTGCTCAAGACCGTCAACCCCGGATTGTCCGTGAACGTCCTCAAGGAATTGTATGCAGCCAGCTTCGCAACTGGCTTCATCCCGTTCGCTCGTGCAGGCAGCGCGTTCATCGCTCCTGGTGGTCCCGGCATCATCAAGGGTCTCAAAGTCCACGCATAAACCCGGTGATGGGGCTCTCGAAAGGGAGCCCCGTCGAGGCTCACCACAAGTACGACAAGCTATCAGGTAAAACTCCATGCCCCTCAGTTACCGCCAACTTACGCAGCCTGTTGCAGAGCCGGTATCCCTCGCTCTCGCCAAGCAGCAATGCGTGGTCGATGTGGGCATGACTGCGGATGACAATCTCATCAGCGCGTTAATCACAGGTGCCCGCCAGTACGTTGAAAAGAAGATGCAACGCGCCATCTTCAACCGGACGATGCAACTCACCATGGATTACTTTCCGTACCCCAATTTCAGTTCCACGGTCGGAGCACACCGCGCATTTCCATTCTTCTCTCGCTACTGGGAAGAACTCGCCATCCGCTTACCGCTCCCTGGCTGCGCGTCAGTCACAAGCATCACTTACCTTGACCAGACCGGGACATTGCAAACTCTCGACCCCACGACCTACACGGTCGATGTGAACTCAGAGCCTGCGCGCGTCTTCCCCACGTCGCTTCTCTATTGGCCGTGGTGCCAGAACTTTATGCCGGGTAACGTCACTGTCATTTGGGTTGCTGGCACGTATGGCGACGGCGTGACCATCAATACATGCCCGCAGACCATCATTCAGGCCATGCTGTTGCTCATCAGTTATTGGTATAACAATCGCGATGCAGCCGTTGTGAACCCCCCTCGGCCTCTTGAGTTCGCTGTTGACGCCCTTCTCCTCGGTGAGACCTTTGACAGCTTCTACGCGGAGGGTTAACTCATGCAAGACCCCTGCGTAATTCAACCCGGCGAACTCAAACACGCTATCACCATCAATGCTCCCAGTTCGACTCGTGACGCATCGGGCCAGATTGGTTCCACATGGACGGCGGTACTGAACACACGAGCAAAGATCGAGTCCACAGCCAGCCTGACTTTCAAGTGGAGCTTTCAGAACTCCACACTGGCCGCGAACGCTACTGATTGCATAACCATTCGTTACCCATCCGTCTTGATAGCTCCGGGCTTTCAGATTGTATGGGGCGATGAACTGTATTTAGTTCAAGACGTGGACGACATCCAGCGCCGTCATCGTGTTCTGGTTCTCGCCTGCGTCGGCGTAGACATAGCGAGTTCATAACATGGCTGACGGGCTCTCACTCAAGATCGATACAACCAAGTTCGAAGCCTTGTTGAAAGCCATGCCTCAACGTGTCGCCCGCCGCGCTGTTCGTCAGGCGCTGCAAGCGGGCGGCGATGTAATTCAAGAGGCCATGGTTGCAGAGGCTCCGCAGCGCACTGACGCGCCGACACCCGGCTCAGATGCACTACCACCGGGCATCCTCAAGGCTGATTTGTCCGTTCAAGTTACGGTCGGAACCAAAGACGATCCTATCGTGCGGGTCGGCCCGTCAAGGGATACCGCACACGTTGCATGGTGGATTGAGAACGGCTTCGATCACGTCGAGGGCGGACGCAAGCGCAAGGGCGGCAAGGTCACAAAACATATCGACGCGAACCCTTTCATGCTGCGGGCATTCGATAGCTCGATTAGCTCTGCGGTAGACGCGATGATATCCAGTCTGGCCGGTTCGCTTGAGGAAGACCTCACGAGCGAGACCTCATCGGGCGCTGACGACAGTTACGGCGCTGCGGACCTCGAAGCGTGGAACAGTTAGGACGATTAAATGTCGCTTATCTCCGGAATCGTTGCCTATCTGCTCTCGCAGTCCTCTGTCACGGCCATCATTGCGGGCGGCAATTCTATACAGCCGATACCCGCGCCAGTTCAAGCAAGTCTCTTTCCCTGCATCGCCTATCAGGTTGTTTCCGATGTCACTGACTACGACTTAGCTGGTCCCATCGGCATGGCTCACGCCCGCATCCTGTTTAGCTGTCTGGCGTCGTTTGGACCGGGAAGCTACATCACTGCTCATAACCTTGCGCTGACCATTAAAGAGGCGTTCAGCGGCTATATGGGTACTCTCCCAAGCGGGCCGCAAGTTTGGTTCGCCGAAGTCGTCAATGTCACGGACGTTTATCAGTCCGATGCGTTGTTGTCCTCAACCAATGTCTCCGTCCTACTGACTTACGTCGAAGGCTAGACACTAACCCCACCACGAAAGGGTGATACGTTATGTCCACAGCAACCAAGTCCGGAACTGGTGCGGGAAGTTATCTCGTCATCTCTGCAACACCAGCCACTCTCGCAGCACCAGCAGCCGCACCGACACAGCCACCCGTCGCTTTCACTCTTGCACCGGCCAGCACACCAACTGGAATCGCGATTATGCAACTGAAGGAATTCACCGTTCCTGAGCAAAGCTGGTCGTTCGATGACATCACCAATACGGGTAGTCCCGCCGTTGGCATTGGTGTGTTGAAGGAGTCGCTTGCGACTCTGGTAGACCCCGGCGAGTTCACCGCAACCGGTATCTTCCTGCCTTCAGACCCCGGCATCATTGCCCTTCAAACGGCCTTCACAACCGGCATAGCGAACGCATTCCAGATTCAGTTGAAGCCTATCGCCGGTCAGTCAGTTACAGGCAACGTATACGCCTTCAATGCGTATGTCCAGAAGAACCCGGTTCCATCGAACATCGACGCGGGCAAGGCCATCACCGTGAAGATCAGCCTCAAGCTGGATTCTGTCATGACCGTATTGACCGGAAGTTAGCGATATGAAACACAATCCCGTTGCACCATCAACCACCCTTGTCATCGGCAAGCAGACCTTTGAGTTACTGTTCGACTTCGAATCCATCGCACTCGCTGAGGAGTTGAGCGACCGCAGCCTGCTGACCGGCCTACGTAGCAAGGACATCAACAGCCCATCCATCAATCTTGTTCGCGCCATGCTGTTCGCGTGCATCCACGCGAATCACCCCGATGTCACCTTCGCAGAAGCGAAGCTCCTCATCAACCGCAAGAACCTTAGTTCCGTGTGGGGCTCAGTCCTTTCTGCGTGGTCTGCTGGCATGGCTGAACCCGACCCTGAGGCAGAAGACGACGAAAACCCCAAGCCGGATCAGAGCTAACTTCCGCGCAGCGATGGATGGGATTGTGGAGTTCAGCCCGTTACGATCTGCACCTAACCGACGCTGAATTCTGGTCCTTAACACCGCGTCAGTTATCGGCCTTACTTCGCCGCCACAAGCAGGCTCTCGACAGAACCAACTATCTGACGGGGATGATTGCCAGCGTCACCGCCAACTTCTCAATGGCGCATCCGACACCACCGCTTTCTGCCAGCGATTTCATGCTCGGACGCAAGGTCAAAGAACCTTCCGATGATGAGGTCGCCGAAGAGTTCGCGGTCAAGTTCGCTGTCATCGCAGTGCGCCCCGGCGTACCTATTCCACAGGAGTAACAGATGGCAAACGGTAAAAGAGTAGCGGGCGTATCGGTTTCGATGGAGCTTGAACTTGCACAGTTCAAGACGGCATGTCGCGACGCCGAAGCTACGACTAGGCAGATGACCGCGCAGATGCGCGAAGAGATGAACCAGAGCCGGGAGTCTGTTCGCTTGCTGTCGGAAGAACTGGGCCTTGGAATCCCGCGTGGGTTGCAGGGCATCATCTCGAAGCTACCGGGATTGAGCACGGCCATGACCGCTGCTTTCGATGCGGTCGTAGTCTTCGCCCTAGCGAAAACCATATATGAGGTCGGCAACAAGATCGTTGAGATGGTGCACAAGTCCGAAGAGGCGGCGGCAAAGCACCGGGAGATGTACAACGGCCTGGTCACATCCATGGAGCACACGAACGACAGTCTGCGGGTGCAGAGTGAGGGCCTTCAGCGGTCCATCGACAAGATTGAGCACAAGCCCCACAACGGCATCAAGGATGCTATAGACGAAGCAATCGAAGAGTCTGACAAGCTGAGCGAAAAGCTGGATGCAAACATCAAGCAGATAGCCGCAGGGCTTGCCGGTGAGGCTCCGGGGAAGCTTGATTGGTTGCTTGGGGCAACCTACGATGTAGGTCCAAAGAAGATAGTTGATGACCTCAAGAAGAACATGGAAGAGATCGAACTTGGGAAGTCTCTCATCCCAGGAGCGGACAAGGGTGACCAGCAACGTAACGCTCTCTACATGGCTAAGACCGCAGCGGAGTCGAACAGTGCGAAGGTCGTACCTGATCAGTGGACTGACCCGAAGATAGCAGAAGCCAACGCCGCCAAAGAGCGCGGGCAGTATCAGACCATTGCTGCGGGGATGGCACAGTCGATGGACACCACGGACCTGATGCGGAAGATCTCCGGTCAGACGTCCCACCTAAAGCAGGATGAGAGCAAGACGGAAAGCGCTGAAGTCAAAGCTTACTTCGAGAACATGAAGAAGAATCTCGAAGAACAGATTCACCGGACAGAGGCGGACACCCGTGAGTGGGAATCTGCTCTCAGAGAGACCGGCGTCGATGCGATTAAGGCTCAGGAAGATGCTCACATTAAGCCAGATCGCGATGAACTGGAATCGAATACCAAAGCGGCGAAAGAGTATTGGGAAGCGTGGAGCCGTGGCCAGTCGGATGCTGTGGCTCATGCTGCAACGCTCAGCGAACTCCAGATAAAGATTGGCGTGGTTAACGGTGCGATGACCCCGCACGAGGCCGCTATCGCCACAGCCAACGCACATCAGGCCGCGTACAACGCACTGATGGAGCATTACTCCGATCTGCTCACGAAGATTCAGGCACAGCTTGGGGCTGGGTATCTCACCCCTGAACAGGCAGGGGCACAGCGTGAAGGCATCAGCGTTGACCAGCAAGCGGCAAAGAACAATTACCAGATTCAAGGGCTCGGGGATGCTCAGGCGGAGTGGAGCACATCATTCAGCGGTGAGGTTGACAAGACTTTCAACGACATTATCGCGAAGTCGCAGGATTGGGGAACTCAGTTTAAGGACACCGTTGAAGGCGCGTTGACCGATGTCAACAGCGCCATCCTTCACATCCTGACTGACAGGCCGCAAGCAGGGGAACATCCGTTCCGCGCTGCCGGTAAGCAGATATTCACGGGCATTGCGAAGACGGGGCTGGACGACGCCGAGGGTTCTCTCATGAAGTTCCTCACAGGAGACAGAGGGAAGCTCGGCACTAAGAGTAACCCGATGATTACTGACGACATTCATGGGTGGAGCGGCACAGGCACAGGTTCAGGTGCTGGTGGGGCTGGCAACCCAGGTGGCCTTATGGGCGCTGCACTGAACTGGGCCAACAATTCAGATTTCATGGGCAGCTTGTTCGGCGGTAAGGTCTTCGGTCCCGGCGGTGTCCTCTTCAACAACGCGGGCGGTGGTGGTTCCGGGGATGGCTCTGGTACGAGCATGAACAGCATCAAGGAATCAACAGTTCCCGGCAAGGTCAATGACTACATCCAAGACGGAATCAAAGTCGCCGGGCTGGTCTACAACATGAAAAAGAAAAGCACCACCACTTCCTCCAATGGCGCTGGTCCTGACGCAGACTGGGGCAGTGCAGACTCCGGCAGCAACTGGACGATGCCTGACAGCAACGCAGGCGGTGGCGTAGTCAGCCCCGGTGACTGGTCGATGGTTGGTGAATCTGGTCCTGAGTTGGCTCACTTCGGCTCTGGAGCACGCATCTACAGCAACCGTGATTCATCGGCCATGATGCGCGGCGGCGGGACAACCAACCACCACACATGGAACATTGACGCCCGTGGTGCGACCGATCCGGCGGCCATTAACGCTGCTGTACAGCGCGGCATCCGGCAGGCCGCTCCCCACATCGTCAGGGCATCCGCCGAATCGCAGTCAGACCACCACCGTCGCACACCGTCATCGAAAAGGTAACTCATGACCACTATCACCCTCCCAAACGGAAACCAATTTAATTTGATCCAGTTGCCTACGTCCCCCGGTCTTTCACAATTCTCGATGACCATGATTGACAGCGTAGCTGTGGTTCCGTCTCCCTATGTTCCGGGACAAAACCAAACGCAAGTTTGGCCGGGGGCGGATGCGTGGGCATTCAACTTCACGTTACCCAAAATGAACAGAATCACAGCGGCACCATGGCGAGGATTCATGGCCGAACTCCGAGGGATGCAGAATGTGTTTCAAATTGGCGATCCCGCAGGAGCCAACCCGTTGGGTGTAGCACTTGGTGAACCCGTCACATCAGGAACGAATCTCACGTCAGCTACGTCGCTCGTGACAACAGGCTGGACGCCAAGCATCACCGGCCAGCTTCTCGCAGGAGATTATCTGCAAATTGGCTTTCACTTGCACCAAGTCTGCGAACAAGTGAACTCTGACAGTTCCGGCAACGCAACCATCCAGATATGGCCGTCACTGCGAGACTCGCCTGCAAATCTCTCGGCAATCGTCCTGTTTAATTGCGTGGGTCTCTTCAGGTTGAAAGCCAATACACGCGCATGGCATAGCGATTTCACACAGTTAGTTTCTTTATCTTTCGATGCCGTGGAAGTGAGGTAGCATGAGCCGCAATATTTCCAGCGGCATGTTGACGCCGCTTCTCTCAAATTCCATCGTCCCGTGTTTCATGGCCGCGCTTACGTTTTTGAGCACGACCGTTTACGTATGGACTGGCGTTGGCACGCTTGTCTACGCGGGTAACGACTACATTGGCGTTGGCGATTTCGGACGCATCTCCGGCGTGTCAGAAGGCACCGCAGTCGAGGCTCTAGGCATGACTCTCGAACTCAGCGGCATCGACCCGACGATTCTCGCTGAGACGATGGGTGACGTTCAACAGGGTGCCCCCGCAACTGTCTATTTCGCGCTGCTGAATCCATCTACAGGCGCGATTGAAGGAACTCCGTATCCGATCTTTGTCGGCACCGTGGACAAGCCAACGCTTTCCATGGGCGTTTCCACCATCTCCATTTCTCTCGCTCTCGAATCCCGCATGGCTGACTTGCAGCGTGCTTCGCTACGTCGCTACACATCGGCTGACCAACAGGGCGTCGGTGGGTTTCCTACGGATACAGCAATGAACTGGATTGAGCAGTTAAATGACCAAGCTACGAAGTGGGCTGGCTAGGAACGAAATCAGCGACTTACAGGATAGTTGGGGGATTGACGCTGAAGAGGAGAAATAACTTGAACATTCACACTTTCGATGCATCCACCATTTTTGCTACCCATACCGGCTCATCCATTGGCGGCGTGGCTCCCCTCACCTACAGTTGCACGCCGTTGCCCACTGCCGATGCTGTTTGGTTGTTCTCAACACAGGGCAACTCGGACCCTACAGGCAAGGCTTATCCAGCCGCCGAGTGGTATCAGGCCGCTACCGCTGTGGCAGATGCCCTGGCATTACCGGCACCTATCCTGCCCAACACCGGCAAGCTGTCTTTGAGTTACACCCTCACTGTAGATGAAGCCACGCAAACCGCCGCGAATGTCATCGAGACCGATCTGATTCTTGTAACTGGCGGATACAAATATAACTTGTCCGGCCAGCGTCATGTGGCCTCGGGTGAAATTGATGATGGAAATTGGACAGACACTGGTCTCCGTGTTGGGGAGCTAACTTCGGACACACCCCACGCGGTGCAGTGGAGCTACAGCTTCAATGCCACTACGCATACCTGCTCGGTACTCTCCTACGCTTGTGACGGCGTTGTCCATGCCATCGCGACTCCGTTTCAGAACATGCCAGCTTTGTCCTGTAACTGGACTACCGGCGTCTACTTGCAAATTCAAATGGGAAGCCTTCCCGCCGCTGCGCGTTGGGAGATGACGATGGGCGATCTCGCGATAAGTTGGAGTTAATATATGCATCATTGGCTTGTTGTTCTTGCTGCTTTCTGCTTGCTTGGCGGCGACATCTTCTTAGTCTGCGTACTGTGGGTATGGAGCAGTGCGGTGTTCGCGTAAGCGGGTAAAGTTTTGATTAGACAACCTTGGAGCGACGTACGCAGGGCGGCATTTGAAGCACGTAAAGGTCAACAACTATGACAGCTAAACCTCGCACAACGCCGCAAGCGCGGCCAGCGGATTACCACGCCCCTGTTCGTCCCATGCCAGCCGCTCCAACACCACGGCTGAAACGCACGGTGCATTGGGACACTCAAGAGTTCGATGCGTTCATGCGTAAACGGAAGGACACCAAGTTTGAATGGGGGGTTTCGGACTGTGCGCTTCTGGCCGCTGACGCGATTCTCGCTTTCACTGGCGTTGACATCGCTTCAGATTTCAGGGCCAGATACGCAGACGAGGCCACCGCGAAGGCGGCAATTGAAAAAGTCACCGGCATTAAAAACGGGACAGTGGAGGATGCCGCTGCTCATTGTGCCGCGAAGCATGGACTCAAAGAAGTACCGCCGCTTATGGCGGGTCGTGGTGACCTTGTAGTGCTCTCTGACGCAGGCCGGATCATCGCGGGGCTCATACATCTCTCAGGCCGTCACGTCGTCGCACAGGGCGAAGCAGGGCTCAAGAAAATCCCCCTCACAGTTAAACCCGCGCTCATCTTGCGCGCTTGGAAGGTCTAAATGAAAGCTGTTGCCGGGACCGCGCTACTTATCGGAGGCATAGCTCTCGAATTTATACCGGGCGGCCAACTCATCGGCTTAGCCCTCATAGGCATGGGTGTGTCTTTAATTGCCGCACAGATTTCAGAATCCCTCACGAACCAACGTGGGATGGGCATCACGGTAAAGGAAGCAGCAGGGCTACGACAAACCATCTACGGAACTCAGCGGGTTGGCGGCGTACTTCTGTTCGAGTCCAGTTCCGGCGTCAGTGGTGGCGGCGGCAACTTTGTTGACAACCAAGTCATAGCTGTTGCCTCTCACACCATAGACGGCTATGTGAATATGTATGCGGACGGCAGACAGGTTTTTTGGGCGCAGGAAACAAATCCATCTGGCTACCACGCCAACGTCGGATGCGGCACGGTAAGCACGCCGCCTATCACATCCGTGACATCAACCCCCGGCGGCACGGCTATCTCCCGTCCCACGATGGGAGGAGCGGCGTTGACCGGCGTCTGCACAGGCGGGGCTACAGCGACCACGTGCGCTCTCACCTTGCCCGTCATACCCGAGAACCTTGACCGGGGGAGCTACGCAGCCACCTGGACCGCGTTCTCCATTCCGCTCATTCCGTCCGATGCAACCATCACCGCGCTCAGTTTCTATTTGACGGGCAGTCTCTCTGTGGGGGACGGCTTCCTCGACATAACTCCCGGCGCGGGAGAGATTCCGGAAAGCATGTTCGCCGGCCGCGCAGATGCACATGACTTTTCGGGCACGCTGACCTCGGCAAGCCTCTTGGGCTCCATCACCACCGTCGCCGAACTGAATGCGTACCTCTCTACCTTTAGCTACGGTGAGGCGCTCTACTCCAGTTCCGATGGCATATCTGTGCAGACCACGCTCGGAGTTTCCGACCTTGGCTTCACCATCGACTACACGATACCCACAGGTGGAGTCATTACCGGCATCACCGCCAGCACTCTCGGAGATGGCTTCTGCGACGTTGCCCCCAAGGATGGCTATCGTGTTCGCATCTACGATTTGCTCCC